AGCAGAGTGTTGCAGCCAAGACTATCGCAGCGTTTGATAAGCTAAACATTGAAGAGGTGAAGCTGGAGTTGCAGATAAGCGAAAGTGGAAAGCCAGAGCAGCATATCCACCTTCATCAGCAAGTGCCGCACAGCAAGATTTTCTTCGACCTGCCACCTGTAGACAACGTGCAGGAGAATGATGTCGGTTCTCAGCCCAACTCTTGAACTGTCCCGCGCGTACTCCCCAGTTGGCAACATCCGCAGACTGTTTGCCCTGCGGGAGTACGATGGCGAGATTCTGCTATCGGGACCAGCCGGCACAGGGAAGACGCTCGGCAACTTGTCCCTGCTCTGGTACTATGCCACGCAGTACGATGGCATGCGTGGCCTGATCGTCCGCAAGACGCGCGAGAGCATGACCGAATCGGTGCTGAACACCTGGGAGAAGCGCGTCGTGCCAGTAGGGCATCCGAGTCTGCTGGGAGCCCAGCGAGGGAGCCGCAGCCTCTACCGCATCGGCAACAGCGAAATCGTCGTGGGTGGCATGAGGTCCAGCGGCAAGGATATGACGCAGAAGATCATGTCCACCGACTTCGACGTGATCGTGGCATCAGAAGCTATCGAGTTCAGTGATGAGGAGTGGGAGAAGCTTACCACCCGCTTGAGGTACGGCAGGATGCCGTTCCAGCAGATGCTGGCCGATACTAACCCGTCACATCCTAAGCACTGGCTATATCTTCGCTGCAAGGCAGGGAAGACGAAGCTGATCGACACCAGCCACCAGGACAATCCCACGCTATGGGACGCGAAGGCAGGCGATTGGACTGAGTTTGGGCGGAAGTATATTGCCAAGCTCGATCAGCTCTCAGGGGCTCGTAAGCTGCGTCTACGGCACGGTAAATGGGTGCAGGCGGAAGGAGTGGTCTACGAAGAGTGGAACCCCGCTATTCATGTGATCGACCCGTTCGAGATTCCTGCCGACTGGCAGCGATTCTGGTGCGTGGATTTTGGCTTTACGAACCCGTTTTGCTGTCAGTGGTGGGCGAAGGACAACGACGGGCGGCTATACCTGTACAGGGAAATCTACCAGACCAAGTTGCTGGTAGAAGACGCGGCCAAGATGATGCTGAAGCTATCCGCCAACGACCCAAAGCCAACGAAGATCATCTGCGACCACGATGCGGAGGACAGGGCGACGTTAGAGAAACACCTGGGAAGCGGGTATAAGACGCTGGCGGCGAAAAAGGAAGTCAGCCCTGGCATCCAGGCAGTGAAGACACGGCTGCAGGTGGCGGATGATGGCAAGCCCCGCCTGTTCCTGTTCCGCAACGCACTAGTCAAGCAGGATGAGGAGCTGGTCGAGGCGAAGCTACCGCTGTGTACCGAAGATGAGCTGGACGGCTATTGCTGGAATGATAAGATACTCAAGGAAGCACCGATCAAAGAGAATGATCACGGCGTTGACCCCATGAGGTATTTGTGCATGGAATTCGACAGGCCGACGAAGAAGGCACTTCCCACAGGATGGAGATTTTGAGATAAAGACAGCAAAGAACACATTATCTGAGACAGCCGCCGTAGAATTTACCAAGGATCAGCTTTTCGGCGGGAAAATGTCTGTGCAGATAGACGATCGTGCCCCAGTGCTTTGCGATATACCTTCAGGCGTTCGCTATGTAGAAGTGCAAGTAACTCCTGACGGCATCACATCAATCGTTCCCAGCGTAGAACAATGGCTCCAAGCTGAGATGACATCGGAAACAGAGAAGCGGATGAAGACCTCATCCAATGCGGGCGGTAAACTCTCGCATCATGCCGAACCGATGGACAGATAAGATCGCTGCATTTTTTCGCACCTCCCCACCGGAGGAGCCGAAGAAGTTATCGCCACAGACTAAAGCCCGCACTGGATCACCAGACGCGCGAGCGGTCAACCCTGTAGACTTGTTCCGGTTCACTCCCGGCGCACCGATATTCTCTGCCGATACCGCCACGAAGCTCAATAAAATCCGGCACTATCGCGGCTGGGTGTACGTTGCTGTCCGCGCGATCGCGGAGAAGGTATCGCAGCTCAGGCCAACCGTTGGCGTGAAGCGGCCAGTAGGAGTTGGTAAGTCAAAGCATCTCACGAAATCCATGCGGCATCGGTTGAAAGCTACCACGATCTTCAGCGAGTCGGAAGATGTCGAGCCGCTGGAAGATCACCCGCTTGCCCTGCTGCTTGATGACCCGAACGAGCCAGAGACATCCGCCGACCTCTGGTACAAAACGATCATGTATTGGGAGCTTACAGGCATCACCTACTGGTGGTTGCCACGCACCAACGGTGGCCAGCCTGCCGAGATTTGGGTACTGCCAAGCCACTGGGTGACACCTATTGGCGGCGTGGATGAGATCGTCGAGAAGTACCGCATCACGCCATACGAAGGCAGCTTCCACGTTGCTGAGATTCCCGCCGAGGATATCATTGCGATCAAACACCCATCGCCGTTTTCGTTCGTCGATGGCTTCTCTCCGCTCGATGGCGGCAACAGTTGGATCGATCAAGCGGAATCTGCCGACTCGTCTCGTTGGTATCAGTTAGCCAATGCTCACAACGCTGGTATGGTGCTGGAGTTGTCTCCAGAGCTAGAGCCGAGCCAGGAAGACCTCGACGCAGCCTACGCGATGCTGGATCAGCGTATGCGCGGTCCGAGCAAGAACCGCCTGCCGCTAGTGCTTCCGCCTGGGTGGAAGAGCGGCGGGCGATACGGCATGTCCTCCGAGGAGCTGGACTACGCCACATCGGTAGATCAGATTCGGGACATGGTGCTGGCACTGTTCCGAGTGCCGAAGGGCGTGCTTGGCATCGAGCCGGGCGTGGCAAATACGTCCGCCTATGCACCAAATGCCTACTTCTTCGACCAGTGCATCAACCCCAAGCTACAGTACATGGGGCAGGTGCTGACGGAGAAGCTGGCCAAGCGGCGGTACGATGAAAGCTTGTGCATTTACTGGCACAACGCCTCCCCACTGAACCCACAAGAAGAGCAGATGAAGTGGGACAACGCACTGAAGCAGGGAGCCTGCACCTTCAACGAGTACCGCACCGGTTATCTCAACGCCGCACCGTATGAAGGTTTCGGCGATGAGCCGTTGATCCCCAGCGGGCTGGTCCCGATTCCTACCGGTGACACCGGCATCGAGCCGATTCTGCCAATGGGCGGAGAAGAGGAGCAGCCGCAGGCAGGATACATCCAGCCCGTAGGCTACTTGGGCAAGCGGAAGAAGGCAGCAGCACCGGCGTCGGCTATCAAGGTCAAGCTGCCCGATGTGCGGCAGGAGACCAGCTACAGTTGCGGGGCGAGTGCTTTCCAAGCCGTTGCGGAAATGTATGGCGTTGGACCTCAAGAGGAAAGCTGGTATCGGGACGCGCTGGATACCGATCCAGAGAAGGGCACATCGCCAGAGAGCATCCGCGAACTGGCCGACCAGCTTGGCTTGCAGACCGTTGCCAAGCAGAAGATGACCGCCGACGAGCTGAAGAAGTGGTTAGACCAGGGTGTGCCAGTGCTGATACTAATTCAGGCATGGGGCGATCCGGCTGGCTACGAAGGAATGAAGGACGGGCATTACGTCGTGGCTATCGGCTATACGGACGACGACCTGATTGTTGAAGACCCATCGTTGCGGCTGACGCGAGGATTCATCGCCTGGGATAGCTTAGATCAACGCTGGCACGACGCTGATGTTGATAGTGCGGTGTACGATCATTGGGGAATGGCAGTTATCAAGCACGAAGTCATGCGCGAGGTCAAAGGATTCTCGCTCAACGGGAACGGGAAGCACCTGCACAAACAAGGTCAAGAATGGTGGTAGACATGGCCAGGGATCAGAAGGCCGAGACGTTAATGCAGACAATCGAACTTATCGGCGGCCCTTGGTGTGGTCGGTTGTACCAGACACCATACGAAGGTTGCCCGTACATCCAGATCGAGCTAGAAGATGAGTTCGGCAAGGTGTGGCATTACCGCATGTGCGAAGATGGAATGTTCCGCCTGCTGGCACATGCTGATGTGTTCGATAGTCACAAAGCCAAGAGGAAGAGAAAGCGTTGACTGCCCCGCCCCTGCCGAAAGGCAGACAACTTGGCCAGCTTGTCCGCCAGCTCTGGAAGGAGCAGGAAGCGGCATTCTTGGCATCGATGCGGCAGTCAGGGGCGTTCGCTTTCAGCCAGTTTCGTCTGGAGCAGTGGCTGCAGCCATTCATCGAACGCATCAAGCCAATCTACGCGAGGTATCTTGTCGATGGCCGCACTGAACTACAGCGAAGGCTCAACCAGCGGCGGCGTGGGGCGAAGTCGATCTTCAGCATCCCGTCGCCTTTTAGTTTCGAACAGCCCAAAGAAGACGACCAGTTCGACATCTACAACCCTGAGGTTGTCAATTTCATCAACAACTACAGCTACCAGTTCGCCGTATCGACCCTGCAAACGACAAGGATGAAACTATCCAACGCCTACCGGCGGCTGCAGCAAGAGCTCGCCCAGGGCGTAGAGCAGGGGCAATCGCTTCAGCAGACTACCGCTGAAGTGATGCGAATCTTCCGCGATCCGCAACGGGCAATGTCTATAGCGGCGTCGGAAAGTAGCAGAGCATACCACGCTGGCCAGGAGATCGCCGCCAAGCAATCTGGTGTGGTTAGCGGTAAGCGATGGCTCGCCTCGTCGGATGCTTGCGAGTTGTGCCTTAGCCTTGACGGTAAAATAGTAGCATTGGGGGAGCCGTTCATCGTTTTGCCGAAAGGAGGACCATATGCGACGGTAATGTATCCCCCGCTACATCCCAACTGTGTGCTTGGCGAAACTCCCGTCAGGATGTCTTCGCTTATTTCCGCGATGCACTCCGAGTACAATGGCCCCATTGTTAGGCTTCATTTTAGCGACAGCAGTAGTATAAGCGTCACCCCGAATCACATGCTGCTCTCCCCGTTTGGTTTCCTGCGAGCATCTGATTTTGTGGTGGGTGACGATGTGATCTGCACTGGAAGAAGTGAACAGGATTTTGTTCCACCCCTTAGTTGCCCAAACAACAATTACAGACCACCCTTCGCTCATGAGGTATTTCATTCTCTCAGGGAAGCGGTTGGCATGTTTGCCAGCAGCGTGCCAGTGTCCTCCGAATATCTCCACGGCGATGCGGCTTTCTGCAATGGCAATATCGACATTGTAAGGCCCGATAGCTTTCTGGGGTACACAGACAACACCACGTTCAGTCAGCCATTCGATCATTTGCCTCTCGTACTTGCTGATATGTTTCGCAGCGTTGGCTTCCCTACTCAGAGCAATCTTGCATCTCATCTCAATAGGTTGCTTCTTGCCACGGACAGCGTCGTGGGCAGCAGCCGTGAATTGCTTGCGTTGCTCAGGGGTGTATCTCGCATTACGAAGAAACTGGGACTCAGAGCCAGTTCTGACACGGAGGCCAAGTGTTTTCAGGCGGTTGACAATACAACTTCGGCTAACGCCAAGGGCATTGGCCATGTGAAGGACGCTTTCCCCGGCAGTATAACGACGCTGAAGGTCATCAAGGTCGAGGGTATACTTTATCATAGAGCCGCCGTGTACGATTTTGAAACCAAGGAATCAATGTACATTGTAGGCAATGGAATTGTGTCCAGCAACTGTATGTGCAGCATGACAGAGGAGCTTAACGAAGAGTGGAACCCATAATCAGAAAGCTGGTCGCCACTCCAGAACGCATCTCACATGTCGTTCCTGATGCTCCGTGCCAGCTTGACTCCAAGCTCTGCACCGCCACTTACACTGTTTCCAGTATGGCGGTAGACAACGATGGCGACATCCTTGTGCCTGAAGGCAGTCTGCCGCACCTGGAGCGGTATCGAAACAATCCGGTGGTGCTGTGGGATCACGACAGCCACATGGCTCCGATCGCGCAGTCAATCAACCCCGCCACAAAGTCACTGAGCTGGGATGTGTACGACCAGAACTGCGTAAAGGCCACCGCCCTTTTCCATTTGATGACTCAGGAATCGTCACAGTGCTGGGCACTCATCGAGGCTGGTGTGCTGCGTGGCTCCTCGGTTGGCTACGATCCAGTGCCGGGCAAGTCGCTCCGCCTCGCAGGGCGTGGCATCAAGTTCGTGGAGTGGGCTCCGCACGAATGGTCTGTCGTTCCCGTCCCCTGCAATCCCGAAGCATTGCTTGATACCGTTCACCGGAATTGGGATGGCAAGAGCCTCGCCCCGTCGATTGTCAAAAGCATGATGCGGTATGCTCCTCCAAACCCGACCGCGCGGGTGGTAGTGCCAATGGTGCTATCGAAACGGTACGTTGAGAACGCTGTGCCGTGGGCGGTACAATCTAGCAACAAGCCTGCCAAGGAATTGAAAGCCATGCCTGATGAACAACTTGCCACCGACGAACCGACCGTAGAAGCGGTCCAGCATCCTCCTGGTGCACAAGCTGTCATGGGCTTCTGTGCCGATCTGGAAGCAGCCTTGGCTAATTTAGCCGCCGCCCTGCCGATGATCGAGAAGGAGCCGATCCTGGAGTTGTTCGAAGGTGTTGGCACAGCTATCAGCGAGCAGGTCGATGTACTCAAGGCCAAGCTGGCGGAAGTGTATCCAGACCTCGAGATTGAGGCAGAGGACGAAGAGGAAGTTGAGCCGGAAGAGGAGAACGTAGAAGAGGAGCCCGCCGAGGAGCCTGCCGAAGAAGTCAAGGCAGAGGGCGAAGAGGACCAGGACGAAGAAGAGCCCAAGGAGAAGTCCAAGGTCAAGTCGTTGTCCAAATCCGACTATGCTCCTCACCTGCAATCGGTACAGGATGCAGGCGAGCTGGTGAAGGAGATGGGCGACTCGCCCAACGTTCCGAAATCCTACCGGCTGGCTTGCAAGTCAGCCTACAGCGGGCTGGCCAGTGCCTGCGACTACATGACCAAGACATTCGCCATCACGCCAGAAGGCACGGTGGTAGAAGAGAAAACAGACGAACCAGTCGAGCCCGAAGAAAAAGCAGACGACGAGATCGGCGAAGACGAGATGAAGGCGATCAAGTCACTGCAAGCCGATCTTGCCAGCCTGCGTAAAGACGCACAGCGAATTACAGGGAAGGTACAATAGTGTTATCAGAGTCGAATCAGAAAGCATTCGATGAGGCCACAAAATCACTTCGACTTGCCTTGCAATCCATGCAGTCGAGCAAGGAGCACGGCAAGGTCGAAGTGGTGTTGAATATGGTTAGCGGCGGCGTGTCGGGTATTTCCTGCACGAAGGTTGCTACCGAAAAAGTCAAGTAACGTCTGAGTTGTAGGGGACAGGTAAGCGGCGTCACAGGGATTGCCCACACCATCCACCACGCAATCGTGTGGAGGATGATATGGGTGCGGAAACTGTCACCGAAGTTCTGAAGTCGATTGGCGATGAAGTCAAGTCTCTCAAGGCTGACATCGCCAAGCTCAAAGAAAAAGCACCAGGGCAGGCAAGCCCTAATCGCATTTTCGGCATCCGAAAAGGCGAATCGCCATTGTCTTCACGCGGCTACAGCTTCGTGAAGGCCATCGGATTGGCAGTCGGCAAGCTGTCCGTTGAAGATGCTCGCATCGAAAGCGAACTGCACACCCGCATCAACAAGAGTTTGCGCGATCAAGGGTATCGCAAGGAAAACGATGGCGTTATGATGATGCCATTCGCTTCCGCTCACATGGAAGACAGCCTTGCAGCCGACTGCCGGGATCTGGTGCTGGCTGGTGGCTCGGCTGATCCTGACGAAATCCGCCACATCCGCAAGTCGATGTACCAGAAGGACATGAGCTGGAACATCGACACCAGCGGTGGTACTCTCATTCCTGCACCTGCTCAGGGTGAACTGATCGAGCTGTTGCGAAACAAGGCAGCACTGATGGCTGCCGGCGCTCGCACCATCCCGATGCCAGCACAAGGCAGCACCAGCTTGCCCAAGCAGACTGGTGCGAGCACCGCTTACTGGGTTGGTGAAAACACCACCATCACGGCAAGCGATCTGACCACTGGCAACTTGCTGCTTCGTTCCAAGAAGCTCGCCGCACTGATGGCTATTCCCAACGAGCTTTTCCGTTACAGCAGCCCGGCTGCCGATGCGGTGTGCCGTGAAGACTTGGTCATGGTGCTGCAGTTGGCGATGGACCTCACTGGCCTGACTGGTGCTGGCAGTGCCACCAGCCCGAAGGGTATCTTCAACTACTCCGTCAACAGCTACACTCCGAAGAAGCAGGGCACGAACGGTGATGCGTTCGGTCCCGAAGACTTCTTTGGCATGGTGGGCAAGACGCACGCCGTGAACGGTATCGTCAACGAAGATGCGTTCGCCTTCATCATCCGCCCTGAGTTGTTCTTCAACATCATGGCCAAGCGTGCTGATGCGGTGTCCGCAGGCGACGGCCAGGGTTCGTTCATCCAGTGGAGCACTGACCAGTACGGCAACCTCCAGTACCGTGCTGCAGGCAAGAAGGTGATCGTCAGCAACCAGATTGCTGCTGATCGTACCAAGGCCAGCTCCGGTGCAACACTGACCCGCGTGCTCGGTGGCGACATGAGCCAGTGGATCATCGCAATGGCTGCTGCTCTGGAAATCGAGCAGAACCGCTACAGCGATACCGCATTCACCAAGGATCAGACACAGATTCGTGCGATCCTCCAGGTGGATATGGGCCCACGCCACGAAGAGAGTTTCACGGTGGCTGATTACCTCCGTGTCGATGCCAAGTCTGCTTAATGATCATCTTGCCCAGCCCTAGCTAGGGCTGGGTGTTTCCTTGCTGACCACATCAATACACACGCGGAGATTACGAGCCATGACGTTTTTCGGTGACATCAAGAACCAAGCTGTGGCGTACACGCTGTTCACGCCACAAGCCTTGACGCAGACAACGACGAGTTCGGTTGTCGATATGGGAACAGCCGCCGGTGTTGGCACGACTGGTCTGATGACCGTTGGTGCTGTCTCTGGCACAGGAGGCCCTGGCCTGACTGTCAAGTTTCAGGAATGTGATACCACGAATGGCACGTTCTCTGATATCACTGGTGCTGCCTTCACTCAGGTTACCACCAGCGGTGCGACCACCGGCGTTGCCCCGCAACTGTTCACGGTGTTCAACCGCACCAAGCGGTACATCCAGGCAGTCGGTACTGTGGTTGGCACGACCAGCCCCAGCATTACTGCCTCAGTGGTGATCTTGGAGCAGAAGAAGTCGCTGTAATAGTGCCTCCGGTATACTCTAGCGAAAGCCTGCAACGGGCTTTCGCTTTTTCTTTTGGCTTGCTGCTGCATTGAAGAATGCAGGAGCAGTGGAGTGAAGTCATGACGCTTGATAAATCAGTTCAGAGAAAAATAGACGAAGCCATCAACCAAATAGTTTCTGGTGAATTGAAATGCAAAGAATGCGGAAATGTTGCCGTGACATTTATTGCATCAGCCTACCACGAAAAAGTATCCATCCGCCCTTTGTGTGCTAGCCACACTACGCCAATAATAAACACAAATCACCTCAGCGTAGCGGGGTGTTCATAATGTCTATTGCTTCAAAAAACAGGAAGAGAAAGAAACGCCTTCGCCGCCTTTACGAAAATATAGTCGAAGCAAAGTTGATGCGATTCGCCGGGCAAGCGCTGGAAGCGCAGCACGAAGCCAGAATCGCCAAAGAGAACGAATTGAAAATACGCAAAACGCTGGATGAGCTTGTAGAAAGACATTTGCAAATAGGCATCATGAAGGGCGGCAACATTGCCAACGTCGAATGGAAATCGCCGCCTGTCTCCGTGCTGATGCCCAAAGAGCGATCATATGCATGGACTACAACGACAGACCAGATTTACGATATAGGCTCATTCATTAAGCACCTGCCAGGATTTGGGGTAGGCTGGCGGCAGATGCTCGGCGAGATGGCAAGAGACAACCGCGATGCTGGAATCGATTATCTCGAAATGATAGCAGATCACATCGGTCAATCTATCGCCCGATGTGTGCTTGAGAAGTTCGCCGAAGAAGCAAAATCCCAAACCCAGGAGAAGACCAGTGCAGCCATTGCGTAAGTGGGAGCCATTGCCAGAGAAAATCCGAGTCGGAATCTTTCGATTCCCTTTCGACATGAAAGAAGTCAGCACTACCGTTGATTGGTTGGTTCGATCCTGCCACTACTTGAACAATCACCCTCGCATTGAAACGGTGGCCACTGAAGCCATCGTAGACACGCCTGTAGACATGTCCCGCAACCGAGCACTGAAGCGGGCACAAGAATTGAACCTGCAGTTTGCCCTGTTCATCGATTCGGACATGTGGCCTGACTACGAATTCCTTCACAACAAGGGCGAGGAGTCACCGGAGAAGGGTGTACAGCAATTCCTGCCAGCCGCTTTCGAATTCGCCCTGGCTCATGATGGTCCGTGTGTGATCGGAGCACCGTACTGCACCGCCCCACCGGAGGAGCGGGTGCTGGTGATGCGGTGGGTAACAGTAGAGACAGGAGCACCGGCGGGGAATGCTCAGATCAAAAGCGTGGATCGCGGAGAAGCTGTTCTGATGCGCGGTTTCGAAGAAGTGGCCGCGCTCGGCACTGGCCTGCTGCTGATCGACATGCGGGCGATTGAGCTGCTGCCCAAGCCTTGGTTTTCTTACGAGTTCAAAGACGAAGAGAAGACCGAAAAGGCCAGCACGGAAGATATCGTCTTCACCCGCGATCTGCATCTGCTGGGTGTGCCTCAGTACTGCTTCTGGAATGCCTGGGCGGGGCACTGGAAGAACAAGATGGTGACGAAGCCTGCCAATATCCCGCTGGCCAATATCAGTACGGCAATGAGGAAGGTGCTGTACGACAAATTCAACCGCGATCTGAACGCACAGTTCGGGGACAAGATACGGCAGATCGAAGGGATGAAATAGCTATGACTGATGAAGTCTACCTGAATCTGCCAACACTTCCCAAAGGCGGGAGCGTGACTGCTCCGCCTAATGTCAATTTTATCAAGGATACACTTACAAAGACTGCGATTGATAATGTTACAACTGACAAAGAGGTATCAGGAAGCGGGCTTCCGCCTGACACTTATCTTGGGCGAGTGCATGTAGATACCAGCAAGAAGTCTCTCAAGCGTTTGATAGGAGACACTGAGCAGTACAAGCCCTGGAAGAACCACTACAACAGCGACGACTTCCATTCGTGGTATCGGTGGATAATTGATGCGACAGATTTGCAACAGTTGGTGAGCAAGATGCCAATGTCGGACGCTGAAAGGCTGTACTTTTTGATGTCTGATATGATGCGTAATGCTCATCGAAATCACACGCTACTTGGCCCTGTCTGTGACTACAGCAATCATGGACCCGATTGCGACTGCGGAGGAAGGTAGCAGCAGCGGTAAACTCTAGTGTGCTTATTACACTAGGGTGGACACATGGCATTCCGACTATCAACAGCAGCCCGTAACGCAGCCTGTAACGGCATCGTTGACCTCATCGACGCTGGTGCAGGTGCTGGTACCATCGCCATTCGCACTGGAGCACAGCCTACCAACGTCGGCGACGCAGACAGTGGTACTCTGCTGGGCACGCTGACGTTCAGTGATCCGGCTTTTGGCAACGCTGCTACAGGAGTGGCAACTGCCTCACCAATTACCAGCGATACCAATGCTGACGCATCTGGCACGGCTGGACACTTCCGCATCAAGGACAGTGATGGAAACATCATTGCAGACGGGACGTGTGGTGTTGGTTCTGGTGATTTGCAATTTGACAACGCAACGATTGTTGCAGGAGGCACAATCGCCATTTCGAGCTTTTCCTGCACAGTGCCTATTTCATAGTGAGGCGATATGGATTTCCCGATTCGCGTCATATGGGAAGGCAAGGCATCCAGTAGCTACGACCAGGCGACTATCGAGCGAAGGTTGGAAGTGCTGCGAACCACTGACACTGACGAAGCTCGGCAGGAAGTCGAGTTTCTGGAGAAGCTGAAAAAGGAGCAGGCATGCCAGTAACTTTTCTGACACAGGACGATTTGCCTGCTGCCTTTGATCCAAGTGCGATCAACGCAAGGCTGGATTTACTGGAGTCGAATGTTGCAGCGTTGCAAGTGGCACCCCAAGACCCAGCGATAGCAGCACTGTAATCAGCGGTGGCTGCGAGTTCGCGGGCAGGAGCGCGGGGTAGCGGCATGTATGTTGTTGACCCCATCCTTGAAGTCTACGAGGTGAAGTAAGTGGCGACTCCCACGCTGGTACAATCTGCGAAGACGACAGCGACCGCATCAGGAACGATTGCATTCCCGTCGAATGTGACGGCAGGCAATTTCCTGCACATCATGATCCGCATTTTCGACGCTTCGCAGTTGAACGTCAACACACCAACAGACACACAGAGCAACACTTGGAAAAGCACCTACGGCGGTAATAGTTCTGCAGGATCACCAGCGACAGTATTTAACAGCGGCGTAGCCAACACTCAACGAATCAATGAATTTTGGACTCACGCTGCGAGTAGTGGGGCCTGTACCGTTTCGTTTTCCTCTACTACTGCAACCCTCCCTGTACTCGCAGTTACAATCTCTGAGTGGACAGGTATTCCCTCGGTCCAGGCGTTTTCCGAAGCGGCTTCGGCATCCAGTAACACTGGCAGCAGCGGGACAGCAGACAGCGGGAATATTACCCTCGATGCCGGAACCTACCTTCTGATCGGCACGGTCGGCGGGACAAATCACACTGGCATTACGGCCAACAATAGCTTCACGATCCTCCAGAACGAAGCCGGTAGTCCGCAGGTCACAACAGCTTATCGTGTTGTCACCGGGCCTGGGACATTCGCAGCGAACTTTACACTCCCCGCTAATCAGCGATGGGGCTGCCGGGTATCGGCATGGCGAACTGAAGACACGAATATCTATGGTTTCACTGCACCCACTTTCTCAACAGCAGCGACTGACAGTTCAGGCAGTGCGGGTATCGGTGGTCAACCGTGGAACGTTTCACACCAAGCTATTTGGGACTCAGCATCGGGCACGACGGGAAGACTGATCTGCTCCTATCAGCGTGGAACTGGCACTCATCCAACCATTGCGTACTACGACAACAATAGTGCAACGTGGTCACAGGTGTCACTAGGCACATCCGGCTCCTCAGACGACCATAACCAATTGGTCATCGTTACCGACGATACTGGTAAGTATCACGTATTTGGTGCGTGCCATGATGGCCCTCTCCGCCACTGGATTTCTAATTCTGCCCATGATCCAACAGCGTGGACTGAGTTAGGCAACACTGACAGCGTAGCGTCTTACCCTAATGCCTACGTCTTCTCAGACGGGGCGATGATCATTTTCTACCGTACAGGCGGGCACGTCTCTGACTGGGCATATCGCATCAGCACCGACGACGGAGCAACCTGGGGCAGCGAGACGAGCTTTATCACTGGGACGGGGAACTACGCATGGTACCTGTCATCTAAGCAGAATGGTGACGACGTTTACATCGACGTGATCTGGGAAGATCACAACAACACTAACTCGTCGCCAGCACCAGATTACAAGAACCGTTACGGGCACTACCTCTTCAAGCTGAACTGGAACGGCAGTGCGATCTCAGCGACGAATATGGCGGGGTCGTCTCAGACCATTCCGCTGACCAATTCTACGCTCACGGCAAACTGCACGGTTGAAGCAGCGGCGTTCCCTGAGATGACGTACAACGCATCATTGGACCTCGGCAGCGATGGCTATCCGGCGATTCTGTACACCAACGCTCGCGGCCTCGGCTCCCACTTCCTGTACTTCAAGAAGTGGAACGGCAGTTCGTGGAACACTCGCGTCCTCGTTACTATGTCGGGGTTTGATTGCAGCGACGAACCGATAGCACTCTTCGCGTTGCCGAGTAATACTTGGATCGCTTACGTCAATCGGCTTGGCACCAACAACAGCGTCAACGATTACACCAACAGCGTTGCTGATCGCGGTGGCGAAATTCACCAGTACAAGAGCACAGACAACGGTTCGACGTGGGTGTTTCAGGGTGTGTGCAAGACAGGGAATCTGCAGTACGTCATACCCGTCATCGGCTCAGGATCGCCGTTCACTCGCATGACGTGCGACACGGCTACGCTCGGTTCGACTACCGGTAATTTGTATGCGTTCAACGATCCGACGATAGCAGCAGTTAGCAAAGCCTTTGCCCCAACACAGAGACGCATGCATTTTTGGAGAAGACGATAATGGGAAGAATCTATACCGTGCCATTTGTCGCTGGAACAGTGACAAATGCGGGCGGCAACGCTGACCTGTGGGAAATCACACCAGCCGATGACAAGCCAGTGCGTATTCGCGGCATTCGGCTTGGGCAGACTTCCGAACTCGGCGACACTGCTGAGGAAGCCATCGAAATTCAGATCATTCACCTCGCGGCTACGGTGACGAGCGGCAACGGCTCATCCGTTACGCCGGTTCCGGTCGATTCTGGTGTGAATGTCGCGGCAGGGTTTACTGCTGAGATCAACGGGGCAACGGTAGCTACTACCAGCACGACAGCAACGACTGTTGAGAGCATGGCATGGAACATCCGGCAAAGCCCTCTCGAAATCTGGTATCCCGATAAGGACTTCGCACCGACAGCACGGCAAGCGGCGGCTCTTGTAGTTCGTATGGCTTCGACCGTAGCGGACGACATCACTTTCTGTGGCTGTCTTTGGGTGGAAGAGGAGTAAACGGTGCCTCATATAGTCACTCGTCGTCGCTACACGTTTCGACGCAGGCGGCTATGGGTTCCCAGCAAGGTTGCAGCAGCAGGCACCTTCACAGCCTCAGCAGCGATCACCAGCGGTGCAGCTACAGCCTCAGGCAGTGCAACCTTCGCAGCAGGCACTAAGACCGCTACGGCTGCTGTAACCTCCGGTGCAGCGACAGCCAGCGGATCAGCGACCTTTGCAGCCGGAACCAAGACAGCCTCGGCAGCAGTCACAGCGGGGGCGGCGACGTGCTCAGCATCTGCTACGTTCGCGGCTGGCACAAAGACAGCGACAGCCACAGTTGCCAGCGGTGCAGCGACGGCTTCAGGCTCGGCAACCTTCACTGCTCCCGTCTACACAGCCTCGGCCACTGTCCAGGCAGCACCAGCGACCGCCAGCGGTACGGCCATCTTCGCTACGGTGGTGTACCAGGGCAGTGCAGTGGTATCGGCTGGCCATGCCACTGCCTCCGGCTCGGCAACCTTTACTGCTCCGGTGTATACCAGTTCGGCTAGTGTTTCGTCTGCTCCTGCTACTGCTAGCGGATCTGCGACGTTTGTGGCACCAGCGAATCGAACGGCCAGCGGTGCAGTCACAGCGGGGGCGGCGACGGCTTCAGGAGCTGGGACGTTTGCTGCACCGGTCTACACTGGTACGGCTGGCGTGACGGTTCCGGCTGCGGTGGTGAGTGGATCGGGGCTGTTCTCGGTCACTGGCATTTTCAATGCCTTGGCTGCGGTGTCGGTAGCTCCAGCTACTACTACAGTGTTGGCGACATACACCAACTCGACTCCGGTAACATCTATCAGTGGGATTTCGATTGCTAATAGCACTACCATCAGTGGGATGTCTATCGAGACGACCACAATAAGCGGGTTGATTGTGGGAGCAGGCTAAGATGACCATAACAGGGAAACCATTGGTACAAGGAGACACCACCATACCGTTGCGTTTCTCTGGTCTTGGCTTGGATTGGCAGGGAGAAGGGTACACATTGAAGCTTAGGACGGTGAACCCAAACGGCACGGCAACTACAGACAATCTGATTGCTGTTGTTGGAGACACAGATGCAGCAGACTTGCAAGATCGAACTAATTTGTGCGCAGTAGCAGGTTACGCCAGAATCAAGATACTTGTGTACGAAAATGGATCATATTTGTATTCATCTGGTTACTCATCTGTAAACATTCAGGAGCAGTAAAAAATGGCAATCGCTCAATTAACAGACGTTAAAACGCATCTCGGAATAACGGTTTCCACTTACGATACGCAACTCCAGATGTGGCTGGATGCCGCCATTTCTGCTGTAACGAACTACTGCGGCACTTCATTTGAGCAGGCCACCCGCACCGAATACTACCAGCCGGACGGGTACAAGCTGGTTTTGAAGAATCGCCCGGTCATCTCGGTGACATCGGTGTACGAGAACGCCGGGGCGTATTGGGGATCCGCCGACAACCCTTGGACATCAGACTACCTGCTGACTGCCGGGACTGATTATGCCTTACAGACCGATGCCGCCGAGCTGACCTCAACTTATGGGTACACCAGCCGGTCTGGTATCATCATCCGCATCGGCAGGCGGTGGGCTCGACGCTACGCCAACAACACCACCCCTGGCATGTCTGGGTACAATCTTAGCGTTCCAGACCTACCTGCGCAAGGATCAGTCAAGGTAGTCTATGTCAGTGGCTATACCAACGTGCCAGATGCGGTTACGCAGGCGGCACTTTGGGAGGTGGATGCATACCGCAGCCGAGCTGGCAAGGGTGGTCAGCAACTCACTGCCGAGTCGTTGGGCGAGTACAGCTACAGCCTCGCCCAGCAGGAGGCAACGGTGGCAAACGGTGGCCTGCTATCGACAGCAGCGATCAGGCTCCTGGCTCCGTTCAAGACGCTGGGGAAGGGGCTGGTCATATGAGCCTCGCCAACATGCTAAACCAGACTGGTACATTGCAGTCAGTCGCCAACGAGAGCGATCTGAGTGCAGGTATGGTACGGTCATGGACGACCGTTCTATCCAATGAGCCGATTCGGGTAGAAGATGCATCGGCCAAGGAGATCGAAGCCTACGCCGCCAACGGCGTGGAGATCACGCACAAGGTTTTCTGCCTGACCAACACGCCAGAGTCATCCTGGCGGTGGGTATACGACGGGCGAAACTTCATCATCAAATCTATCCTTCGCCGACGAACCATAGGAAATATCGAATCGTTCTATGTGAACATGTGTTCGGAGGCAGCTCCGAGTGGCTAACCCTACCAATAACTCCGCTAAGATTGCTGAAGAGATCAAGCGACGGGCTGGTCAAGGCTTGAAGGCAGCGACGATATTCCTGTCGTCCCGCATCAAGGAAATCCTGAGTGTTCCTGCCCCGCGCAAGCTGGTGAAGCCGAAGTATGGAGCACCATACTACCGAGCCACCACCCCTGCTACGCCAGGAGCACCGCCCCGCAAACTCTCTGGCCAGCTTCGCCGGTCGATAGCCTGGGAGATGCGACAGAGCGATACGGTGGGGCGGGTTGGCACAAATATGGTGTATGCCCGTCGGCTGGAAGCCCAGGGGCATCGTTTCCTGACACTGGCTGTTGAGATGTACCAGAACGATATCAAGACAATTATGGGCAGGGCATTCCAGGTGGGAGGGAACATCTGATGGCTAACACGCCACTTTCCGCCGTGAAGGAAATCCACCAGAATGACGAGACGATCAGCCAGTACATCTCGCAGGGAGTCTGGTACGCAGTAGCACCTGACCAGATTGACATCACCGCAGGCGGGCTCCTGGTACTGGAGCACCGAGGAACGGTGCGAGAGAAGACAACCGAGTCGGTGATGGAGCGGACGAAAATCAACCTGCTGTATTTCTACAGCGACTTGAATCTGCTGGATGAGATCATCGTGCCCTGGGCGGTGGCCGCATTCGATGATGCAGAAGACCAGACCAAGGGGCCGGTATTATCTATCAACGGGTGTAATATTGTCTCAGTGGACATCGCTGAAGACGATCCGATCATCATGGGGTTGGAAGCCTATCGGGACAAGAACGGTAACAACGTGTATTCCGCCACTGTGCCGCTAGTTATCTTGACCGAGAAACCACGACAGGAAGCATATGCCGACGCTTAAATCAGTCGTGAGCTGTGACAGGATTGCTGCAGTCTATCAGCAAGCCAACGCCACTGGGCAGCTTCCAGAGTGGTCGCCGGTGTTCGCACTGACGCACCGAATCTCTGACGGTACTGGGCTGAACCAAGCCAACCGCTTTTACGTTCTGGAATCAACGATTGCGGCCAGCGGGACAGCGACGTTCAATCTCACCAGTGGCCTAACCGATGTGTTCGGTAATTCGCTGGCACTGACGCGTGTGTGCGAAGTGTGGGTAGAACACCTGAACGAATCGTTGAACACCTCGACGATCACGATTGGCGGTGGTAGCAATCCACTGTGGGCAACGCTGTCCGTCCCGCTTCGCAAGAACGGCAGCTTTCATGTGAAGGATTATTCCGCCACCGGACTGATCGCCATCACGACGAACACAACCATCACCCTGACGAATAATAGCGGCAGCTTGGTATCAAGTTACCGTATTATCATCGTGGGCTCGCAGTAACAAGAACCAAACAGGCGGCAGGCGTGGGCACTGAAAAGCTGCACATGTCACCCTCATGCAGACATGGGAGTGATATGCTATGCCAGGAGTTTCAGGAACCGTCGCCAAGGCTGGTAAGAACGCACGCACGCTGATCAACAGCACCACCATACTCAGCAACGTCTCATGGGAAGTTGCCGAGGAAGGCGATGTCATCGATGACACCGGCACGGAGGATGCTGGCTATCAGCACGCCATCACCGGCACGAAGAAGCTGACGTGGCGAGTTGATGCGTTCTGGGACAGCAATGCGAATGCGTTTGCCAGCCCACCGAATATCGCATTCGGTGCTGAATTGACATCGTGCAAGCAGTATCTGTTTGCCAACGCCACCGGCACGATCACCACCGGCAAGTATTGGGACTTGGGCACGGTGCTGATCACTGGTGTGAGAAACACGTCAGAGGTCAAGGGTGGCGTGAAGTATAGCTTCAATGCACAAACGCAAAGTGCTTATTCGCCGCCGAGCTAATGGGGAGAATGCATGGCAGATATGAACCACATCCTGGGACTAGGCCAGGATGTTTTTTTTGAGGGCAAGCTGTACCGCATTGCCGACGACCTGGAGTTCGGTGTGCAAGCCGACTTCGAACGCTGGCTGAAGTCTCAGGCCATGCGGGAAGCTCAGGCGGTGTCGCTGGGTGACTCTGAGATGCAAGAGAGATTTTGCCGGTTGTTCGTGCAGGATTCTCTTGCTGGGGCATATCGGCTTGATGGTCAGATTGCTAAGCAAGCACTCATCAACAACCCCGCAGCCTCAGTGAAGCTACTCTACCTGCTGTTGGAAGATGGCAAGCGGAAGGCACCTCAGGAACAGCAGCACGACATCAGCGAGCAGTTGGCGAAGAAGATGCTGCGGGATGAAAAGGTCGGGCCCTGGGTACAGGCCATTTGCTTGGTGGCTCTGGGGCTGGACCCTACCAACGCTCTGGTTCTGGCGATGGGGCTGGTGCGAACGAGAGCGGAAACGAAAACCAACCAGCAGATGCAGGCTACAACGACGAGCATGAAAGACGAACTCAAAGTGAGGCTATCCGAAAGCTCGTCCGAGAATGTCCTGACCTCGTTGGTTACTTACCTCGACTCAGTTGGCGGCGGATAGGTTATCTGTTCTGCGAGCCAACTGATAGCGCAAAAGCTGGCACGGTGCAAAGTTACGACTCGATCTTTGTCAATGTGTGGCGTGGGCGAGGGTACTCCGAGGCATGCGTGGCCAGGATGTGGGAGCTAAATCAAGCTGGCGTGAGCGACAGAGAGATGCTGGAAACCGTTAAACAGGAAGGGCTGGTGTGATATGGCTGGAGAGCTAGTACTGGCCAAGACGTTCATCGAAATCGGCTATAAAGGTTTCGATGGCATTGAAAAGCACGCCCGCGATGCCGTAGCAGCTTTTCAGAAAACGCTCAAACAGGAGTCGCAAGTATACCGCGACAACGGGCAGGATTGGGTAGATGCCACATTCACTATCAAGCCGACTAAATTACAGTCATTGGGTGGGCAGTTAAAAGCAGAGTTTGCCAGTATCGGCAAGAGCATTATGGGATCGCTCAAGCCGCTGAAGGAATGGATGGACGACAACATGGCTGGAGCTTTCCGGCGTGGTGCCAGTTCTATCTTGGATTTCACGCGGGCTGGCTCGCCCTTGGCATTCAACACGCTGGGGGCTTCTATCGAGTTGCTGAAGGCCAGGATCGGCACATCCTTCACGCCGATCATTTTGTCTGCGTCAAAATCTGTTCAGGATTTCAGCAAGTGGATTCGTGACCTCGATCCAGAAACCAAGAAGACTATTGCAACATGGACATCCGTAGCGGTGGTCGGTGCTGGGCTGTATGCGGTTTTCGGGAAGTTGGTTGTGAGCATAGGACAGTTGGCATATTCGTTCGCATCGTTTGCTATTAACAACCCGCTTACTACTTCGCTATTGGGTGTTTCGGCTGCAGCAGCGAAGGCGTATACCGATGTCAAAAAAATGGATCAGATCAAAGAAGACAACACCCGCACGAGAAACCGATTAGCCACAGGGGGGATGACACAAGACGATGTGCAGAACAGTTGGTATGCTCAGAAACTAGAAAAAGTCAAAGACCCAGAAGAGCGGGCAAAGCGAGCACGCCAAATGCTGGGATCACTTCAAAAGCAAGGCAGCGCACTTGAAGAACAGTATGGTGCGGTGATCAATAATCCATTGGATGCTGCAACCAGTCTGGCTGGAGTAAGCGCAAAGGATCCAAAAGAGATCGCCAAAGAAATGGCGGGCATCAACAAAGAACTGCAGATAGTTGCCAACTATTTGAACGCAGCAGTAAAGGGCGAATCGCCGACTGTCAAAGCTGGCGTACCAAAGAAAAAGGATGATCTAATGTTAGGAGCGATGGGAGGAGCTGGTACGCGAGCTGGATCGATGAGCCTGGACAGCTCGTACAATGCGTTGAATAATCTAGCCCTTGGTCAGAACCAGCTTCAGATGCAAATGTTGAAAGAGCAGCAACTGTCGAACAAGACAGCTCTTGAGTCAAAGAACAAGATTGAAGGTATCGAACAGGTGCTGATGCGAGCTGCTGGGCTTTAGTCGTCAACAGACGGAACGATAATAGCAGGCTTGTTGAACACTGCTTGTCGGCGTTCTGGATCGCTAAAAAACATCAAGTAGCATGCATAAATGCTGATGCATGCAATGGCAATAGCGAGATAAAAGACAAAGCTTTTGAAGAATGTTTTCCAAGAAAATCGCATGTCCATCTTGATCCCCCCTGTCTAAAAACCTGAACCGGTAAACTCCATCATGCCAGTTTCATTACCAACATTCAACGGAATTGAGTACCGCAACCTCATCAAAGAGTTTGCCTCGCCCATCATCTCTTCCCGCCCTGATGGTGTAAGTTGCACTAGACTCTATTCGGTGAATTGGATCGATGCTTACGATTTTGTTCTGGCATTGCGGGGAATCTGCAAGGTAGAAGGAACAGGGGCAGCAGCCTACTTCAGCCGAACCCCTCCTGACAACTTCCTGTGGGGCGGTTCGCTATATCCGTTTGTCTGCACATCTGTAACTCAGATCAAGCCAGAGGGCTTGCGGAAGGATGCGGCTGGCGACTTAGACACCAGCGAGCTCGATGCGGACCCAGGGTTGATCGTGCCGTGTGACAAGGCACATCTCACGGTAGAGTACGAAGCCAAACGCTATCCGCTCGCAGAAGATGACGAGACGAATGAGCCAGTAGCGGCAGCAGATGGAACAGCAACTTCCCTGCCTTACAACGAGTGGGATAGATATTGTGAGTGGACGATGGAGTGGGGCGTAGAAACACTCACCGCTCCCATCGGTGCGTACAAGTATGTCAGTTACGACCTGCCGATCAATAACTACGTTCAATTCCAAAGCCAGATCGCCACGATCACCTGCCGAGTCTATGGGCTCCCGATTATGCCGCCAGGGGCGTTCGCCTATCCTGGCACGGTGAATCACAAAGCATTCACATTCTTCCTCGACCAAGAACAAACCTTCTTCACCTGCGCGGCGGAAACGCTGCTGATGCAACCCGCTGGTGTGGAGTTCGGTGTCAACGCCGATATGTCGATCAGTTACAACATGATCTATCGGTTCATCTACCGCCCGCAGAAGCACAACTTCTTTTTCTACTACCCAGGATCAGGAAGCACTGGATCAGGCAGCGGCAGCGGGAATCGCTGGAGCTGGCAGCGGATTGCGTTGGATATCGCCAACCCTACCACCGATGGATCCGCACCATTCAGCCTGCGGAATTTCGGGTATCTCTGGTCGCCACAGACCACGCCATAACGGAGGGCTGAGACATGCGTACCAGCCCGAATGATCCTATCAGGCCAGGGCAGCTATTCCCATCACGACGCGATCTGAACGACCTGCTCAGGCAGATGGCCAGCCTGGGTGCTGCAGGCGGCAGCAGCATTCGTAACAGCCCATTGGGGCTGTCCGCTCCTCCTGAGAACCCTGACTACAAGTTCTTGGAAGTCACCGATTCAGATGGAGCTGGCTGGCATGCTTTCCAGGAAATCCAGTTTGAACAACTGGCTGATGGCACATGGGTGAGTGGTACGCAGGGCATCACTGGCACGTTGACACTAAACCCGCTTTACCAGCTCAATGGGCTGGATTTGACTATTGGGCAGGTGGTGAAGGCAGTTATCGGCCCAGGCGGGCGATGCTGGGTGACGAGTGATCCACCGAGCGACACGACCGGCAGCGGAAGCGGGCGAAGCACTACCAATTACACTATCACCTGCAATGCCGATGGCAGTGTGTCGGTAGCGAGGGCGTAGCATGCCGCTAGTGACTCTTCCTGCTGGTGTGCGGATGACACCGGCATTGCTCAAGCAGATCATAGACCAGTGCGGGACATGCAACCCTTGCGGGAGTGGGAGTGGCAGCGGTGGGGCAGGCTTGCCTAATTGCTGCGGCGACCAAGGCACGCTGACAAGCGTAACATTCAGCTACGACCTACCTGGATGTGCAACGTGTTTGAATGGTTGCGAAACAGGCACAGGTGGGGTAATGGATGGTGGTGCCTGTGATGGGTTTGGCAGTGAATACACTTTTGCCGATCAGGACGTAGCTTCGCAAGCTGGTATAGCAACTTACTTTGTTGATTGTTCTAGCGGTGGTGTCACTAGAGAATTTCAAATCTCGCTTTGTTGTTATACCCGTAACGATTCCACTTCGTTTTTTCAAGTCAATGCTTCCATGAATTGGATAAGTGGAGCAGACAGTATTGGCTACAAGTGGCGGGTGATGGTGTTTGATTCCGCATCATGCGATCCATTTACTGCCAGCGTAGATGCGTTGTCGCCGTTTGAAGCCATTTCGACAGGAACACCTTGCACTTGCCCGGCACTTCTCACATTTACCATGACGGGTAGCTATTGATGATCTGCCCTGTAACTAGTGTGGATGAGGTATGTTCACGGCATGGGCGTAGACACATCGGCCATACGCTGGCGATTGCACTTGACCCCAGCGAAGAGGCTGAACGATTCCGCAAGGCATGGGATGGGAATACTCGTCCAGCTCAAAAAATGACGAAGCCCATCCTCCGCCCTCTCTCTCTTGTCCGCGTCTGCACCAACAACACTGGCGAGAATGGCACGACAAAAGCAGGATGTACCAAATGCACCACGTATGCCTGCAAACTCAAAGGCACGGTCAAGCTGTCCGAGTGTTTCTATTGCAATGAGTGGGAACCACCGCACCATTTGCGAAAAACAACTACAGCAGGAAGCATAGACAATACCTATCAATCCAAAGAACACATAGAAAAGTACACCGAGCAAAGCCGCCACCTGCTCTTTCACATCTGGCCACGAAAGACGCATGCAGGCACATGGCAACGTAATCTCGATCAACTCAAAATCCGCTGGCCACTGTTCACCGGCAAGCGGGTGATCGCCGTAGCTACCAGTGGCGACTCGCATCCGTTTGAAGCGGTGCAGGAATACATGCACGGCTACGAATGCGAGTGGATACAGGTAGAGAACAAGCCAGAGCTGCGGGAGGTGGCGACGTTCGCCCAGCTATTCGGCAGTGTTGAAAATCTCCCAGGCTACACTTTTTACGGGCAGGCGAAGGGTGTCACGAAGCCGGTCAACCCAGGCGTATCGATCCATGCGTGGACGACTACGATGTACGAGATTCTGTTGGACTACTGGTCGTTGGTAGAAGAAGCACTCAAGACGCATTGCACGGCGGGCATCTTCAAGAAGATGGTAGACGGGGCATTTGGTGGGAGCCGGTCAACGTGGCACTACAGTGGTTCGTTCTGCTGGTTCAAGAACGCCGAGCTGTGGAGGAGGAACTGGCGAGGCATTGAGCAGGTGTGGTTCGGTATCGAGAGCTATCCGTCAATGGTCTTCAGCCGAGAGGAAGCAGCCTGCCTGTTCTACGAAAGCACCAAGCAGTTCGATCTGTACCGTTTGCACAACTGGCAGCGAGTAGAAACAGAGCTCAAACAGTGGCGGAAAGATCATCAGCAATATCGCACTGGCATAATCAAGTAGAGGATAACAATTATGCAATGCGGTAACGATCCGTTTCGCTGGTGGGTGTTCGATGACTTCTGCAAGCCACTCACGCCAGAACGCATGGCTGATGCCATGATGCACCGCTGGCAGGTCAGCTATGACAACGACGTAGAACGTGGCAAGAAAACGTCGTGCGATTTCATTACGATGCTGCCCGAACTGCAAGATGCCTTTGCAATGATGCGGCAGTATGTAGATATGTTTTCTCGCCTCGCTGAGATTCCGTCTCTGATAAACGATCCGATCAATCACGGGGCTGGCTTGCATCTTTCCGTCGAAGGATCGTTCCTGCAATCCCACGTTGACTATGAAGTTCACCCAACGATGGTTGGATACGAACGCCGGATGAACGCGATCCTGTTCATGCATCACGAATGGGATCCAAGCTGGGGCGGCCAGCTTCTGCTCTGTGACATGTCAGGCAAGACCGTCAAGGCCATCGACCCTGCTCCAGGGCGGCTGGCGTTATTCGAATGCGGGCCCAGCTCGATGCACGGCGTGCGGGTGATCACTCACAAGCAGGCAGTTCGATTATCGTGTGCTGTCTACTATCTCGCCGAGCGTCGTCCCACTGCAAGTAGAACGCGAGCGTTGTTCGTCCCGAACCGTTCCAGCGGCGGCGTACCACCGGAGGTGGCATGACTCACTGCCGCGCGTGCTCTGAAGCCTGCCTGCACTACTTGTGGCAGGACTACCAAGGTGGCCACTGGTTTCGCTGCCTCGCCTGCGGGTGCGACTCCTCCAGCAACAGCTACGCCGAAACGAAGAAGCTGTACAACGCCGATTATCTCCAGCAGCATCATGGCGGCATTACCATCGACGAAGAGATGTTGAGCCTGCGGAGCAACATGGACTGGTTTGAAGATTACAAGACGGACAT